GTTCGATTCCGCCCACCCAGAGTAAAGGGAATCGCGTTCGTTCCGCCAGCGATACCGTAAGACCCCGCCGGGAACTTCGGTGTGCCGGTAGGAATTCGCCGCTCCATCGAAAGTGGTCAACGGTTGCCACCCGCCGCCGTCGACCCGGTATTCCAGGCGCGTAACCTCCACGATCGTGCTGTCGTTTACACACGTAACGACAACGTCCTGGCCGTCCCGAATCGCCTGCGCGTCGGAGGGCACCTTCGGCGTCGTATAAATATAATCCGTAAGCACCCAGCTGGAATATAGCGTAGCGCCTCCCGCACCGGTGTTTTGAGCGCGAATCCGATAGCGATAACGGCGATCGGCCTTAGTGGTAATATCGCTATAACTGCTCGGCGGCGGGGCGGAAAACGATTTTACATCCACGTAGGCATCGGAAACGTTATCCCAGCGCTGAATCTTTAAAGTCTGGCAAACGTCTGCGGCGTAGGAACCATTATTCCAAGCCAGATTATGCTGAGTATCGCTTTGCCTGCTAACGGTAGCGTTGGAAGGCGCGGCGGGGGTAGTATAGAAATAATCCGAATACGCATAACTAGAATTGCCCGCCGCATTACTCGCGTAAATCCGATAGCGATATTTGCGGTTAGCTACAGTGCCATTATCCGTCCAGGAGGTAGCGGAACCAGTAGCGGTGTGTACGGTTTGATACGCCCCAGAAACGTTATCCCAGCGCTGAATCGTTACGCTTTCGTAAGGCCGATCCTCGCTAGACTGCCTAGTCCAGCTAACGGTATGCCTGGTATCGGAGGATCGACTAACCTTTACGTTGGTGGGGGCGGCCGGGGCCGTGATATAAAATAGTCGCGCCATTAAAGTAATCCCGTAATCGTTCGTCAGGCTAAGGTCCCCGGGGCTAGATACGTTATTATTCCGGTAAAGATGCCCACCCGAACTACTCGGATAATAGTGGCTGTAAGAAGGATTTCTCCAGATACCTATGTGGTATGTGCCTTTACTGACCTTTACTGGAGAGATGTTCCTTTCATACCAATCCTGACCGCCTATAGAATCGGATCCCTGAGAAGCGGTAAACAGATCGCTATACCGCAGAAGTTTCCCCTTACCATCCCATAACATGAGCCGCATCGAAGCGCTTCCGCCTCTTCCTGCGGTATACACTCGTAATTTCGTAACCGCGCAAGAGGAAGGAATCGTGATCGGCGAACCGCCCATATTATAAGTAGTCCCAGCAGTCCAGTGATAACTAGTCTGCGAACCGTAACCGGTAGTCACCCACGGCATCGATTAATCCCCTTCCTTCCGAACTCTTCCTGACTAACTAATTAACTAATAAGCAGAGGTTGGTTCTTCTCCAGAAAGACGGATTCTTAATCGTAATTTATTAAAGAAATCTAGAACCTCCCTGAGCTCCGTAATTTCTCTGGCCTCGATAACTACGTCCCCCACGTAATAATTATAATGATTGTGATAATGAACCTCGGCGCGCCCGCTATCGCCGCCGGTAGCGTTGCCGACGCCGAACGGCTCCGCCTTCGCCGCAAACCCGTTCCATTCCGGTAACGATAAATCACTTACTTTTCCAAAATCCCGAGCCATCTCATCCGGTAGTTTCCGAGATCGTTCCGCGATAGCGTCGATGGCGCGCTCTATATAGCTAGGGGAAGCTATCCCGAGGCCCTTCTTAAATCCTTCCCAAAGTTTTCCGCCTGCCTTCTTGGCATTTTCCCACAATCGCGAGCCGATATTCAAAAGCTTTTCCGCCGCTTCTAGAAGGGTTTCCCATAACTTGGAAGGTAAATCCTTAACGTAGCTTGTAAATCCTTCGAGAACTTTCTTCCCGGCATCGATGGCGCTATTCTTCATGTCCTTCGCCCAGGAAGTTAACCGATTCCAGCAATCGATAAAGAATCCCCCAATTTTACCCGGTAACTGAGCGAACCAATTAACTACGCCCCAGAACGCGTCAGAAGCGCCCTGGGAAAGGCGGATCTTAAATTTATCCCAACCGGTAAGGATTTCACCCGTAGTTAAGTCTACATCCCCTTCAATTTCGTCGTTCATGGCGAGGATTTCCGCTACCGCTTTCTCATGTAATTCCTCGGCGGCTTTAATAGCTTCGTCCCGCTGCTGCCTGGCGGCCGCTATAAGTTCGTCCCGCGTCATCCCCGTAGCGGCGATGGCCTCGTCGCTCATCGCGTTTATCGCGCGGATAGTATTCTCATATTGTTCTTCCGCCGCCTTAATAGCTTCGTCCCGCTGCGTGATACTATGTTTAATTCCTTCCGAAGCCATTTCGGCGGTAATCTGCCCACTTTCATGGCGTAGCTTAGAAAGGATAACGGAAACTTCCGCTTCCTGATCCGCCACGGCCGCGATAACGGCGTCCCGCTGGGTAAAAATTTCGCGTTCGATAGCGGCGCGCATTTCCGCCGTAACCTCGACGCCGGATTCCTGGAGTTCCCGGATCCGCGCGATAACGGTGTTATTTAACGCTTCCTGGTTTCGGATAGCGTCTTCCTTCCGCTTCTCCTCGACTGATATCATAGCTTCGTATTGGCTAGCGGTAATAAGCCCGGCTTCGTCGCGTAGATATCCTAAGTTCTCTACCGTTTTCTGATAGTGTTCTTCTATCTGCTGGACGGCCATTTCCTTCATCCGCGTACTCTGAGCGATTACTTCGTCCGCAAATTCCTTAGTTATTTGGCCGCCGGTTATCTGTAGCTGGAAGAGGCGATTTTCTATCCCCTGGCTCATCTTCACTACTTCGCCGACGGCCTCGCCGCCTAGTTTAGTGACCTCGTCAACAACGGATTTCCGCCCCCAACCGAAGAAGCCGCTCACAGCGCTCCATACCTTCCCCGCCGCTTTAGATATCTTATCGAAATTCGCTATAACGAGCGTGATAGGCGAAACGATCGACAGCAAAACCTTAGCCCAACCAGGAAGGTTCTCGTGCCAATCTTTAAACGCCTGATAAGCGTTCCTGGTTCGTTCGATAAGAGTTTTAAAGAAGTCAACGACCGGCTTCCAGTTCTTATAGATTACATAGGCCAACGCTCCGAGCGCCGCGCCCGCGGCGATAAACGGTAGCAACGGCGATAAGGCCGCCCAAACCCCAGTAGCGAAGGAATAGATCGCAGGAACCAGCGCGCCCATAATCGCGCCCGCGATAATCAAAATCGCCGCCCTCGTGCGTTCCGAGAAAATATCGCTAATCGCAGCGCTCAACCCCGATTGCTTGACTTTCTCCGCGAATCCGGTAAACATGGCGGATACCCGATCGGTATATCCTATCAGCTTATCAATAACGCCTTTCAAATCAAAGGCGTCAACGATAGCGTTCCCCATAGCAGTAAGCGCAATCGTAATGTTATCCGTCAGCGTGGCCCAGAGACCGCCGAGAGAGGCGCTCTGCGCTTCCATAAGGCCGCCGAATTTACTTCCCTCGGCAGTCATGGAGATAATCGCTTCTTCAAGGTGCTTGAATTCGACCTTACCGGCGGAAACCAGCTCCTTGACTTCCGTTTCGGTAACATCAAACTGCTTCGCGAGTTCTTGGATGATAGGAATACCCCGGTTGGTAAACTGGATAACGTCCTGGGCGAACATACGCCCTTGAACCCGGGTCGTTCCGTATAAATACGCGATATCTTCAAGGGGAATAGCGAGGCCCGCACTGACGTCCCCCAACCGGCGCATGGTTGGGAGTAATTCCTCCGCTTCGATACCGTAGGCGAGCAGCTGCTTCGCGGCGTTGGCCAGCCCAGGGAACTCGAAGGGCGTTTTAGCCGCGAAATCAACTAGATCGGCGATAACCTTATGCGCCTTCTCCGCAGAACCCAACATGGTGGTAAAGGCGATTTCCGTTTGCTCCATGTCGGCGGCTAGCTTTACGCTCTTCACGCCCAGGCCTACGACGGCGGCCGCCGCCGCCGCTAGCGCCTTCGCGACGGTCTTCGAACCCCTCTCGGCCTTCTTAACCGCCTCCTCGAAGCTATTCCCCATTTGCTTCCCGGCGTTGCCGATCTTATCGATAACCTTCGAAGCGTTATCGACGGCCCGGATTATGATATCCATAACGGCCACGCTATTCTCCCCCCTTTCCTTCTCCTTCGCGCGCTATCCTTCGGCGCTCCGCGCGCTCCGCGATTGCTTCTCTCAGGTCATTCCCCGGCGGCGCGTTCCCCGCTATCCCGGATCCGGATTCGGAAGAATCCGCCCCCCACATCTCACGAATCAGCGGCGGAACCGCCGTGATTAGAAACGCCTTCTGTAGCGGGGTTAGCTCCGCCTGCGTCCGCGCTAGGGGAAGCCCCGTGATCTGTAGCAAGGCGATTGCGCGTCCTTCGGGGCTGGCCGCGAAAGGATCGTAATTCTTCCATCCTTTGCGGAGACACGCCCGTTATCCGGTAAACTTCCTGCGCGATCTTCGTAACCACCCCTACCGGCCGCAGACGCATAACTTCGTCTACCGTCCAAGTTTCTTCATTGGAAGATAGAGAATAAGCGACGGCTGTACAGTCGGCCTCGAAATCCGTCCGGAAAGATTCTTCTATATCTATCTCCATCTGAAGATTCTTTCCGGTAGCTATCCGATCTACATTCCCTCGACTATCGAAAACGGGCTGTCCTCGCATCTTCATCCCGCTGGTTCGGATAGCTTCTATCTGAGCATACTGGCCTTCCGTCAGCGGGCGAAGTTCTACTTCGCCGCCCCATTCTTCCACGAAGAACCGGCGGACGGAATCCTTCCCTTGGATTATATCCGCTTTGCTTAGCTTCGCGCCGTTCACGCTCATCCGTCCTTTCCCCTTATTTAGATTAAGATTAAGATTCTTCTTCTTCCGATCCCATGTCGTCCTGGCCGTTTTCCAGCGCGCAGGCGATATCCGTAACAACTTCGCTATCGTCGTTGAGAATAACGGTTCCGACAACCGCGCGACCGGAAATACTCTGGACGATTTCGTCGCGGCCGCTAGGCTGCTGCTGAACCTGTAGATTGATCGCGCGCGGTAAAGTGATAACTAACTTCCCGTAATCCCCGCCATCCCAGGTTAGCTGCAATCCGTATTCCTCGCTGCCGCCCGCGGCGGGGCCCACCGGATCCCCCCACAGCCGTTCCAGCATTTCCGTGTCTTCGTAATAGTAATTCATCGAGAAGGTAATATCCCGCGCGCCCGCGATCCCCCGACGCGGATACCGGCTTCCTATGCTCCGGCCGGCATCGGCGCTGACATTATTACCGATCTGTAACGAAAAGCTCTTTACCTTGGCGCTAATATCGGAACTGGGATCGATTACGGCGGCGGTTAGCTCGTGGAACGCTAGGGGATACGCCTTCGGCAGCAGCGCTTCTATCGCTTCTAGTGTCTTGATGGCGCCTTTGCTATCCTTAGCCGCCACGATATCGGCGCTCAGCAGGCAATATTCCCCTTCGGTGTTAAGGGTTAAACTATTAATTACGCATCCAGAAAAGGTGTGTTCGAATATATCCTTTCCTAATCTTGCACAAAAACTCCTTAGAATAGCTTCGTCCGTAGCGTATATCTCGTGAAGGTTCATGCCTTCTTTTTCCCCTCCCCCGGGAGTAAACTTATATCCCCCGAGTGCCCACTTCAGAAACCACCCAACGGTATCCACGTCCCACGCGAATTCTATTCCGCCCGAAGGCGCGTAGAATCCGGGGCGATGGATCCTATGGCCGCGCGTTAATCCCCCGGTATACAGCAGCTGCGTATCCGCCGGGGTATCCAGAGAAGCGCTAGCAATATCCACCATAACTTCCGCCTCGGGCGGAGGCGTTTCCGCGTAGAAAGCCTCCTCCGCGAAGCCCAAATAACGAATTCTACCCGACATGTAAACTCCTCCCTTCAATCGGATTAATTTTCCAATATAGTAAATCTTACTTCTATCGTAGCCGCGCTAAGGAAAAGTGAGCCTTCCCGCATCCAAGGGCCGCTGGCCTCGAACTGGGTGCTAGCTACGTCTTGAACGAAATCCAGTCCCAAGCGCCTGCCCTTTGTTATCGCTACGCTACGCGCTCTAGCAGCCAGCGCGGTAGCTTCGCGATACCCTTCCTCCGGATCGTCGTCGTTCTTTACCGTAGCGACGATGATAACCGGAAGAGCCCACGTTTCGTGTAAGGCACGGTGCGCATGCTCGTTTCGCGCGACGTCGGCGTAAACGAATAACCCCGGTAAACTTGGCCGGGGGCGTGCCCTGTCCCCGCGAACGATAGTTTCAACCTCTTCCAGTAACCCCCCCTTAACGTTCGCGCCCTTTAGGGTTTCCACTACCGCGTCGAGGATTTCTCCCAGCGCTTCGTGTAACATCTTTCTCTCCATCTACGTTATCCCGCCTCCCCCCCGAAGAGTTCCCTTACCGCTCGGGCGGCGAACTCCTGCGTCCTGCTTTTGGCATATTCAATAGATTTCTCCGCGTAAGGCCGACCCGGCATGCCCCGAACCGAGCGAAAACGAACGTGCCTTCCAACCTTCTTCCAATAGAAAGAGAGAAATTTAGCCCGGCGCGGAACGATCCGGTGCTTTTCTGGCCCGTATATCCCGGTGCCCTCGTGGACGAATAGCGCGTAATGAACGTTGGTAAAGACTCGCCAGGCCAAATCGTCGATTTTCTCCAGCGCGAAGGATCCGGCGAGGCGTCCGTGATCCACGGGCGCGCGCTTCCTAACTTCGCTCCACACACATTCGGCGGTATACTTTAAAGCTAGCGCCACGCAGTCCTTAGCGCGAGAAATTATCTTCCCGAACTTCTCCGAATCCCACTCGATACCTACTTCTATGCTCACGCTCACCCCGCCCCCCTTCCGCTGGAAATCCGTAGGATCCGAAAACGCGGCTTAGCAGGATACGTCCGCAAATCGTTCCGTATAGCGTGCGTAAAAACCTGATCTTCTACCATCCGAATGGTGAAGTCGTCCACCCGGACGATAGGCGTTTCTCGGCTCACCACGGCGTGGGCGAGAAAGTTTTTCATAATCCGCAACGCAATGTGGTGTATCCCCGGCGGGACGTCCCCCTCGGCGTGGAAATCCCGATTCCGATCGCGATCGATTAGATCCTTTACCTCGATTAGACGCGCTTCGATAAAGGCGGTGAGAAGCTCATCCGCCGTGATGCCGCCTTCCTCTTCGGCGTCCTTAAAGCCCAGATCCTTCGGTTTTATCCCAGTATACCGTAGAACGTCGCCCACGGTGCTATAATAGCGCTTTCCGCTCACTCGCCGTTTCCCCCTTTTCTTCCGCCGCGCGCCGGTGGAAACGTTTCCGGTGGAAGCGAAGGCTCTTCTCGTTCACGGCCACGAACCCGCAGCCGGGTTGAGAACATTTCAAACCGGGTTCGAATATCTGTAAAACCTGGCAAGCGCGAATTTCCGCGTAAACCGAAGCCGTAACGGTGACGGTTTTTTCCTTCCTAGGCGCGAAGATATAGCCGCCCCTCTCCACGGGAACGGTGGAAGTATTAACAACTACGATCTTCATCACTTTCCTCACGGTTCGGAATCCCCCCTTCCACTAAATCTTCCAGCTAAATCTTCTAACTGAATAACTTGAAGATCCTCGCACGCCTTAATTTGCGCCAACCGCATGGCATTAACGCAAGCGATCACTGCGACGCCGGGATAAAAAATATATCCGGCGCGCTCCCTAAGCCGATCGCCGGTGTTCTTGACGAGAATCCGGTAGTGGGACGGAACGATACCGAAGGAAGGCCAGGAAGGCCCAACGGATAGCGCCCGCGCCGGAGGGAAGCCTTGTAAATATCTTAATCCCAACAACCGTAGCGCTTCGGCCAGCTGCTCTATCTGGGGCGCGGGATCTAATTCGGCTGCGCGCTCCGCCGCTAAACGAGAATGGTGCGCGTATACTTCCGGATCATCCAGCATCCGGATAGCTTTTTCCCAGCCGTCTATATCCTCCCGCTCAACGAATATCCCGGCCGTGCCCAAGGATTCTAAAAGCCCCGGCGTAGGGGAAGCGATAACGGGTATGCCGCTAGCCATGGCCTCGATCGCTACCATTCCCCAGCTCTCCGTCCACACGAATTCTTCCGTGTCGCCTACGTATTGTGAAGGAACGAGTAATATCCGCGTTTTCGCGTAGACGTCGTCGCGAATATTCTTCGTGCTGGGAATAACGGTAACGTTATCTGGTAAGGGCTTAGGAGGAGGAACCTGCGGCCCCCACCCCTTCACGCCCAAGAAGCACTTATCCGGAAGCCGCCTAGCTAGCTCGAAGAAGATATCGCCGCCTTTAAACTTGTTCAGGTTAACCTGGGTAATGTATTCCCGGGTGGTTTCCGTCCTAAACCGATCCGGAAATACGGGCGGGTGAACCACTAAGGATCCCCCTTCCCAGGGGGTTCTATCCTTCACCCAATTAGCGTTGAAAATCATTAAATCTACGTTCTCCTCATTCACGCCGTCGTTGTATACGTTCGAGGATCGACCTATCCGGTAGTCGTTGTGTGCATAGTAGGCGATCGGTTTATACGGCGCGCATTCCCTAACCGTTCTTAGATAGCGGGATTGGGTGATAATTACGTCCGCCCAATCATAAATTTCCCGCTCTTCCGGATAACTTTCCGGCGCGCGGATTTCCACGTCGTTTAAATCCGTCCACCCTTCGCCGGAACGATCGACCTTGATTTTCGCGGCGATATCCTCCCGCTTCGATAGCTCGTTCATTAAAACCGCCAGCGCGCGATTCGCGCCCGATCGGTAGCCGATACGCGGCATAACGGCCAAAACGTTCACGGGCCGCTTTTCCAACAGCACGTGCGGGGCGGCGCGATAGTGAGGCGCGTGTAAAACGTGCGCGTCCGTCACTATCCGGTTCCCTAAATTTACCACGAAATACTTCTGATAAAACCCGGCGGCGAATATCTTCTGAAGGGCTTGGGTGATTACTTTCGGGTCTCCGTAATGACCATAATGTAATTCCATTTCGATCCGCAAATTTCGCGATTCGGATAAAATTTTTTTCATCCCTTCGATAATCGCGATTTCATAACCCTCTACATCCATACGGATAAAATCAGGATCTATTCCTTCGCGCTCCACGAACTCGTCCAACGAGATTATTTCCACATCTATCGTGGCACCCGTCCCTATCGCTTCCATACGGCGTTTAAACCGCGCGGAACGGGGGATATCCCCGAGGATAACGCCGCAGTTGGACTGCTTAGTGAGGTGTAGCGTTTCGGTTCCGTTCCGATCCCCGATAGCTAGCAGGTAGGGCTTAATGTTTGTATAGCCGTTTAGCTCGATATTTTTACACAGTAGCTCGTAATTCTCTGGAACGGGTTCGATAGCATACACCGTTCCTTCCGACCCTACCAGCCGCGCTTCTAGGAGCGCGTAGTAACCAATGTTAGCGCCGATATCGATAACAGCATCCCCGGGCCGAATTTCTCGATGTAGAATTTCCGTGACCGCCGGTTCCCGAACGCCTTTTTTCAATAAGTCCGCGCTAATACCGGGGTCATCCGTCCTCAACCACATCTTACTCCCCAAAATTTCC